CGGATAATCAGTACAAGAAGTTGTCCACACTGAAGTGTCTTCATAACATCGATGACTATCTCAAGGCGTTAAGTGGTGACACACCAGAGCTCAAACGAGCGCTGGAGGAATATCACTCTCTCCTCGTTTATGCCATTCATGAGAGGCAACAGCCTAACGCGATACTGAAAGCAGAGGATGGTACGTGGAAGTCGAAAGATAGGAAAGCTCCTTCAGAGGCGGAAGCCAGATCTGGAGATGCTACAGGCGGTCAACCTGCCGACTTCACCGTGAAGGACGAAAACGGCAATATCATCAAGGACCACTTCGCGATGAGGCGTCGTACTGTTTTCGGCTTCTCTGGCATCCCAAACTATGTAATGACTGCAGTGATGGGTTGTGTGAGGGAAGTGTACACCAACCGGTTTGCGTTCACTTACAAGACCAAGGGTTGGGAAGACAAGGAGGATCGGATCTCGCGATATACCTATATTGTTGGATCCGACGTTAAGAACATGGATACCACGGTTCCTTCGTGGTTCTTCGACTTTCTCACTGAGGATTTGCGCAATTATTGGGCCGATCCATTGGTAGATGTGTTGAAGCGTATGTTCGCATCAACTTTCGTGTGTCCTCCGCCTTGGATTGACACGCCGGATAGCTACAATCCGGTCTTTGGACCAGACCCTCTGTCAGGTGACACTACTGTCAAGTCCGGTCTAGCTAGTGGCATCTTCATCAACCCAGATGTAGGCAAGTTATGGATGACTTTCGTCTACGTTCTGTTGTTCCGTGACGCAGGCGCACTTAAATCACCCGCTGATCTTGAGGCTTTTCTCTCTGGCAGGAACTCTGATCACGCGTTGTTGGACATGTCCGACGACGCTTGTCTCATGACGAACTCCCCGAGAGTAAGAGATTTTCTCAAGCGTGGTAAGTCAAAGTACGCTCTGTTGGAACCGGAGGTACCTGTAATCTATCTAGGTGACGTTTTCTCAATGGACGGGGGTAAGAAACGTGCCTACCCTAATCCGATTACCTACGTTGTGAACGCGTTGGCTAGAGAGGATAGTATTGACCGGAAGGACCCGATCACATACTCAGAAGGCGTGCTTGCTCGTTTTGAGCAGTACTCCAGAACACCAATATTTCGAGATCTCAATCAAATCTACGATGAAGAGATTAGGCGCGCAATCGGCGTCAATCCCTATCTGATCGCCCGGAGTGTAGCGAAGCGGCAGAGATTTGGAGAGATCGACGCTTTGGTGTTAGCAAATCCGCACTATCTGCACTACAGAGTTGATCCCTCTGATGTGTCTGAAGCTGTCCTCGACGAATTGGTAGCTACCATTCCTGCTGAGGACTTCTTTGATCAAATTCGCCATTTATTTAAGGTGCCAACGGTGGCCCTTGCTGATATGGCACAACCTGGAGATTTAACATGAATGAACCTGCTGACAAAGTGTTAGCCACAATGAAGTCCACTGAGACCAAAGCCGGTGCTTCGGATGCAAAGAAGCCCGATGCTGGTCCCACCTCAAATAAGCCACAGTTCAACCTATTTGAGGACAATCGGAACTACGGCGTAGTCGACCTCAAGACGGGCAAGATTTCCACCGAGATGATCGAACCGTTTGTCAAACCGAGACTGAGCCCAAGTTCCCTCTCGCGTTATGAACATTCGCTTCCCTTCAAAGTCGGGAATCTCAAAAGTTTTCGACTTCCGATGGGTCTGACGATCATCTCTGGTGCGACAGGCGTGGGTAAGTCCACACTTTTGCGGAGCCTGCCTGACGTGGTTCGTCTGTTAGCAGTAGAACCTGCTGATGACATCGACGAGCTGCAAACCATCGAGATGTTTGACTCGGTTGATCATGCTCTGATGACAGCAGTTGTCATTGCATCCACTACAAATCGTCTAGTGGCTATCGACTCACTTAGAGCGCCTCTGTTTGAGACTAATGGTCCTGCTGGTGCAAAGGGTGTCATCATGCCCTTCTTCACCAAGTTGACCAGAGTGTCAAACTCTCTCGCTCAGAACGGGTTAACAGTCCTGGCGACGGTCAATCCGATGGATGATGATCCTGTTTACACCGAGGCTTTCCTTTCGAAGATCTCATCCGCCGTTCCTGCTTTCATTCGCCTATCACCTGGTGAACGAGTCTTTAACGGCACCATCTCCACAAGGAGCAATCGAGGAGGCGTGAGCTTCCTCTACGATCCTACAAGCGTCGAGTCAGCAGTGTCTGAGGAAGTGGAATTTACACTTCCTAACAACAGTGCACCACTCACTCGTTATACCAACCTTCAACTTCGTACCCTCGAGGGGTCTAAATAATGGTTAAGAAGACTGCAGACAAACAAACAACTGGCCCGCAGGTCAGTGTTTTCCGCAACGCAATGAATCTCGCAATTAATGCGAACAAGTCATCCTTCCTGGATGAGTTCAGTGCGTCCGAGTCGTTGCTCTTGGCTGATGCCGAGTTCATCGATTTTCACAAACCCACGGAGATTCTGGTCTCCAGGCACTATCCTGGTTACAGGATTTTCAAGCTCAATGGCAGCGAAGCCGATGAGGCCTTGGGCCTTCTATTGGCTCAATCCCTCAACACCGAAAAGGCGCTTGAGGCTTTCCGGGTTGTGCTGTCCACCCCTGACATAGCGTCAGGAATTATCACGACTCTCTTTCCAAGGCTAGCTGTTCCGCTACGCCGAGGTAAGTACCTGGTATCTGAAGCAATGGTCGCAAAGACCGCCGCTGCCAGACTGGAGGGTAGTACTAGCGATGTCAATGTTATCGCTGCTGTCACACATGTCGTTGTCCGAGTGCTAGCTAGCATGGGTCTAGTCCTTGAGGACGAAACTCAAACATTTGCTACAACTGCGAATGAGCTTGCTCTGGGTATGAAGGACATCGAGAAGGCAGTCATGATTGAGGCTCTGCGCGACGTATTCTCACAGGCCCGAATCAACGAGGCCATCAAGGAGCTCGACGCTGATGCTACACCGAATATCGTCGGTGAAGTCATCGGTCGCATGCTCAGGAACGCTTCGCACGCAATCCCTGAGATCCGGCTACGGATGGAGCAACTGGACATGGTTCAAGCTCTGATTCAAACGTACTACCGGAATCCCGAGAAACTGTCGAATGCGATGAGAGCATCTACTACGTTGCAATCACTCGCCGGATACGCGAACTTTCTGGTGGATGCTCTGGCTCAGAAGAAGACACTGATAACACGAGCGGACAACTCCGATCTTAAGGAGGCGTGCAATGTGATTCTGACAGCCATTCGTGCTGCTCCTTCTATCGAGTCCATTCCGCTGATGAAATACGCGGACTACTTCGGCTCGGTACCGGTCTCAGCTAGTGATGGTATCTACCGTGGTCTGGTACTTTATCTCGCTCTGTCTCAACCTTCCGCGATCTCGGTCGTTAACATGTACGAGAAACCCAA